AAAAAGGAGAAATACAGCACCAGTTTCTAAGAACTGAGAACCTCTATACCCTAATAATATTACATTTTCAGTCATGTATGGGTTTTTATAAACATCATATCTGCTGTTCATTTGTCCCATTTTCTGGATACCAAAAGCAAATTTTGCTTTGTTAGCATCACCATCAGCGTTTGAAGCAAATCCTGGGATTGATTCAATGATTGTAGCAACTGAAGGAGAAATTACCATGAAGTTTGCACCACCTCTAAGAGTTTTCTGGTGAATCTTGTTAGATACTTTCTGTAATTTAGTTCCTAAAGTTTGGAACCATTGTCCTTGTGTATTAAAGAAACCACCTGCGGATGTACCTCTATCTTCCCATGCATCTTTGTCTGAATTTAAGAATCTGTTAGATACTGCACTCCAGTACTCATCAGCAGCTGATGCATCTTGGATTAACATATCTAGGATCTCTAAATCAATTTCTAATGAAATATACTCACTCATGATAGATGTTAATTCTGCTTCAGCATCTAGTGCTTGATAAGCATTTAAATCTTGAGCGAATTCAGGAGTCCATTGTGCTTTTAACTTTCTAGTTTTAGCAACAATTGCTTCTGATTTCATTTTTACATCGATAGATGGAATTGCTAAAGGATCATTTGCATTTGTAGCTGATTCAGCATTTGGTCTACCTGCACCTGCAGCATCTTCAAAATCACCTCTTGAATTAGCTTTAGGTTGTACATTATAGAATAATACATTATCAACAGATGCTGTAGGTAAACCTGCAGAACCTTTTGCTCCTGCATATACCATTTTAATATCTCCTGTAGCTGTTACTCTACTATATTGTGGTCTTAATGCATCAATTGAAGGTTGAAAGTAGTAATCTACTGATGAACCTGAAATTAAAAACATTGCTCTAACACCTTTTGTATCAATATTTAATGCAGAAGATGAAACAGCTGGTATAGTAAAGGTCATAAAATTATTAGCAGCAATAGAAGCTGATAATTCTTGATCGTAATTTACATCTGACCAAGTAGAAACTGCTTCAGTAATTGCTACAGATTGTGAAAATTGATTAATTGAATAACCAAATCTTCCAGCACCATAAAGACCTTGTGAGGGATCTGAATTAGCACCTGGGTTAGTATCACCATAAAGTGATGATGAATTATTATAAACAGGACCAGAAGGACCAAAATCGATCTCTTTATCTTGTCCATATTGAAAATCTAAGAAAAATACTAGACCTGAAGGTAGGTTCATTGGTTGAACAGAAACGAATTCTTTAGCAGCAATCTGCCCAAATACTTTTCTTACCAATGGTAAAGCTACACCAGCCCATTGAGCACCTGTTCCACCATTTAAAGCCATTCCGCCCGTTTGAGTAGATGATTGCTCAACAACTAGTTGCTTAGCTTGATTTTCAAGAATCATACTCATGTTATTCTTGTTAATCTCACTATCCATTCCTTCTAAAAGTCCTGTCTTTTCCCACTTGTCTGCTAATCTAGCAGCGTCGCTCTGAACATTTTTCCAATTGTTCGCTGAGCTTTCTAAAAGTGAATTTAATTGTGACATTTTAGTTATTTTTTTATTTATATTATTATTTTATACCAGCCAATTTCTTGAATCTTTCCACCATTGGGTCAGTTTCAATAATTGGTTTTTTAGTGTTAACATTTCCAGATACTCTTGAAGCTGCACCTAAAGATTCTTTAATTGGTGATTTTTTAGCCTTTAAACCTTCGTTTAAAGTTTCGAATACCAATTTAGTTTCTTTTACAGTACCTGCTTTATCAAAAGCACCTAATACTTTAACTTTTTGACTTTCTGTCAAAGTTTTTGCTTTGAAAATCTTGTTAGTGTATAACAATTTTGCATTAAGCAAATTAACTTCATTTAAATCAGACTTTAAAGTTTCAATAGTAGAATATGCTTCTTTAAGCTCTTCTTCCATTTCTTCTTTTGCTTTGTAAACTTCGGCTATTTCAGATTCTTCCATTTTTTCTTTTTTGTCTTCTTCTTTCTTAGCTTCTTTTACTTCTTTATCGTCTTCTTCTTTGTCTTTTTTCTTGGCTTCTGAAATTTCAACGTCTACTTCGTCTTCAACGTCTACTTCTTCTTCGCCTTCTTCTTCGAAATTCTCGCCCGCTTCTAACTCGCCTGAAGCAACCATATCTGCAATTACGTCTTCAATGAATCCTTTGAGGTCGTCATCAGTCATGTCATCAAGATCAATTTCTTCATCTTCCATGTCTTCTTTTTCGTCTTTCATACCATCTTCATAGCCTTCTTCTTCGGCATCTGTTCTGGCATCTTCGTCGATGTCTTCTTTTTCTTCATCCAATTCGATTTCTGCTAAGATTTCATCTAGATCAATTTCTTCATCTAAATCCTCCTCTTTTATTCTGTCACGTGTCATTTTTTCAGGTTTATATTCCTTTTCTTTACGCATGTCAGGCTGACCTTTTTTATTGGTTTTTTCAGCTTTCATAGGAGCTTCTTCAAGTGCTTCTGCATCTTCTTCTAATTCCATTTCTTCTAACTTTGCAGCTAGCATAGATTTAAGTTGAGGTGTGAAAGCTTCTTCAAGTGCTGCCTTAGCATTTGCGATAGCGGTTTCTTTTACGGTTTTGGCGTCAGCGATAGCTTCTTTGAGAATGTCTCTCTTTGCCATTGTCCTAAAATTTAATTGTTTGGGAAATACGTTTATTTGGAAACGTAATAGAATTTATATTATGTCAATGCTATATGGGATAGCATATTTTACGGTTATACGTATATGAGTATTCTTAAAGGTCGCAGTTTATATGATATACTCTTCTGGGATGTAATTATTCTTAATCTGTAATGGGTTCCTTTGTGATAAATATTTTTTTATTATTTCTTTTTCTAAAGAATTATCCCATACTACTACACCTCCGTCTTTAACATCAGTAATATAAGATTTATTTTCACCATCGTATTCTGCTGCTAAACCTGATGCAGGGTAAGGAAATGTTTCTATATCACCTTCATCATTGATATAACCAAAACCTAGTTTTCCAATATATAAAGCTTTTGGGTCTGAAAACACTTCTTTTGATTCTGTTTCTGCTTTTAGTGGGTTTGGTTTACCTTCTTTTTTATCTATAAAATCAAATACCCCTTGTAGTTTATTGGATATTTTACTAGGTTGTTTAAACCTTAGTGTTTCTAGTCCTCTTTTAATGTTCTCACCCCAACTAGGTAATATCTTCCTAAAATCTTCAACATCCATATCATACATAGTTGACCATCCATCATTTTGCCACCAGGAGTTGTTTATAGAACTGTCTACTAATTGAGCAGCTTTTGGGTCTTTTATTACTTTATAATCTTTAAATCTATCTATTTGTATGTCCATTTGATATAGTGTTTATTAATGTTTTAAAGTCTTCTTTTGTTTTCTTTTTATTTAAATGGTATGATTTAAAAAATAATATTTCTTCTAATGGAGATAATCTTAAATTATACCCTTTAAAAAATATAAAGTTATATGTTGCTTTTGGGTTTATGTATAAATCAAATTTACGTTTATTATGTATTATATGATTTCCTTTTACTGGGTATTTAGGAGGTAAAATGTTAAATGCTTTGTATATTATTTCGTTCTTATCTATGTATTGAGTACTAATAATATCAAAATCTTTAATTTTCCTAAATGGGATGTAACCATATATCATTAATGGTAAACTTCCTCCTAGTGAAATGAAATCAAAACTATTTTGTATTTTTATATAATCTTCTAAATATTTTTCTAATTGTATACCTAACTCCATTTAAAACTTTTAGTTAACCAAAGATATCTCTATCATCTCGATCCATAAATGAGTCACTTTCATAATGGAATTGATATTTCTCCTTTGGATTACTTTTACTTATTATAATATATATGTCTCCTCTACCAATGTAATCTCGAAAAAAACTATCAGTATTACCTGTTGCTGTGCACCAATCTGTACCTGATCCTAGTTCACAGCTTGCGCCATATAATTCTTTTGAGCCTTTTGGAAATTTAAATATTTCATATCCATCTACTTCTCCAAGTTTTAGTTTAGCATATTTTTCATCTTTAGATACTCCTTTTTGTTGTGAAATATCTCCTTCTTCTCTAGCTTGTATTTCTCTTGATTTTTTAATAAAATCATCTAATGCGTTTTGGTCCTTAACCATATTAATATCCTTAAGTGGATATTCTCTTTTATTTCTTTTAAATGTTTCTAGGTGTTTTTTGTATTTATATATATCTTCTTTTTTGATAATAGGTTTTGCTTTTTTAGTACCTGCTACTCTAGAAGTTAACCATGTAGCAAATGCGGAATCTTTTTGAGCTGCATCTACTATATCTTTAAATGTGTTTCTATCTATTCTACCTGTGTCTACAAATTGAGTTTGTAACATGTCTATAGAAACTTCATTCAACTTAATTGAGGAATGTGTAAGTTGGTTTTCAGTTAGATATTTTCTTAAATCAAAATTTTCCATGATTAAAATATTGGGCAATTACCATTTGCACATAGTATTTCTGTTACTATACTATTTGCTTTTGCGTATACGTTTATGTTATTTTCTTTACCTTCTTTTAGTGCCATGAATGAACCTGGATTAGATGGTGTTGAAACAAAATCCCAACATAATAATTCAAAATCATCTTGTACTTCCATTATGTCTCCATTTTGTTCTAGTGAACCCATTCCTCTTGATGATACACCTACTTTAATACCGTTATCTATTAATGCTTTTAGAATATTGCCTGATGGTGTAGGTAGTATTTCTATTGTACCCATTATATTATCTCCATCCCAGTTTATGTCTTTAATGTTGTGTGAAACATTTTTTAAGTTAACTACTTGAGATTCAGGATGATCTAATTCACCACATGCTCTATTTTCTTTAACTAATTCCATGTACTTATCTATTTCTCTATTCCATAAATCTTTAGAATAATACCTACCATTACCATTTTTAACCTCACAAGTTGCTAGTATACCTTGAACTAAAGGGTTACCTCTTTCAGACATTTTACCTTCTGATAGTAAACCTGGTAATGGGTTAAAAGCTTGTGTTTCTATAAGTACTTGTTTCATTTTAGTCTCCCATTTTTAGGCCTAAATGTTGCTCTATAAAATCACATATTTCTTTTATTGACATGCCTGCATCATATGCTGCTTCAGCCGCATTTGCTAATCTTTCAATATGCATGGGAGCTTCATCTTCTTGTAAATCTTTCATTTCATCCTTAAGATCCTTTACTAATTCAATAGATTGTTTTAGTTTTTCTGGGGATGGAATATTATCTTCTTCATTTAATCCAAAAAAATCTTTATAGTTTGCTGATGTAAATCCTCCACCTGTTACTAAACCACCCGCTATTGCTATCTCATTAACTGGTTCTTTATTTTCTTTTAGATTACCATATCCAGAAGACTTATATTTACCTTTTGGTTCTTTAGGTTCACCCAAACTTGGAGCATCATCTGTGTAACCAATGTCTTCTCCAAATTGTCCTGTTTTAGTGTAATATATAGGATCTTTAGCTAAGTTTTTAAATACTATGTCTTTAATTTCGTCTATTGTTTTATCAGCATTTTTTTCTTGCTTCATTTCATAATAATATCCCATTTGAATTTGACCAAAAATCATGTTATTTGGATCTTTTTCATCCTTATAATCATAATTTTTTTCAGCATCCTCTTCTACTTCTTTAGATACTTTTTTCTCTTCAGCTTTTGCTTCTGCTTCTGCTATAAAATTTGCAAATGCAGTTTCGTAAGATTCTTTTTTTCTTTCTATTGGATTACCTACCATAGGCATGCCTACAAAATTTTCTGAAATAATGCCCTTTTGTTTCAGTATTGTAGATACTTCTTTAAATGTAGATGAATTTGTT